AACTTGCTATTATGACGACATCGCCTTCAATGATAACTCTGGTGGCATAAACGACTCTTGGATCGGTCGTGGTGGGATACCTGCGATCTTTCCGATAGGCGCAGGCGCGAGCACAGATTTGGATTTATTCCCCAATACAGGAGAAGCTAACTGGGAAGATGTAGAGGAGAGACCACCAGAAGATGATACGAACTACGTCTTTGATGATCTCGTTGATGACCACGATAGTTATGAGATGGCTGATTTAGCCGTCGCTGGAACCGTCTCTGCTGTGCAATGGTTGGCCAGAGCAAGATCGGATCTAGTTGGAAATCCAGAGATCGCGCGTATTCTGCGAATAGGCGGGATAGATTATCAGGGAGCAGATGTGGCTATAGATGCTGTCTATGATTACTACCCAGAGATTTTCGATCAGGACCCCGATGCTGGACCTGGAGCTTGGACGGTAGCTGCCATCAATGGAATGGAAGCCGGAGTGAAGATTAGATAATGACTAGAATATGGATGTCAGGACTTGAGGCAGGATCTCTTGACGTTTTCCCTCGCATAGATAGCGCTGTTGCCATTTCCGCTGTGCAAGTCCGGACGGGTAATTATTCTTTGAGCATTCCTAGTACTGATGATAGGGCATGGACAGTATTTGGAGGAGGATATACAGAACTCTTCTTGAGAATTGGTTTATACATGACAGGAGGATTTGGTGCTTTTGATCGTACATTCTGTACTTTACGTGATATATCAGGGAATGATTTGCTCACCTTTCAAGTGCGAGATGCCGATAGTGTCATTTTAGTTAGGAGAGGAGATTATAATGATATATTGATAGCCAGCGGGGGTGTAGTGCCTACTAATGACTGGTGTTGCATTGAAATACATATATTCATAGACAATACCACTGGTATAATACAAATTAGAATTGATGGCGTACAAGTCATCGATTTCGCAGGAGATACTCAAGTAGGAGCCAATACTACTGCATGGGTGGTGATATGGGGAGCTTCTCCTTCCTTGGGGAGTTGTGTTTGTTACGGATATTATGACGATTTAGTTATCAATAGTCCTTATGGAATCCGAAATAATTCTTGGCCTGGACTTGGAGGCATCATAGGACTTTTACCAGATGGTGCAGGAAACTATACCCAACTTACTCCGAGCGCAGGAGCCAACTGGCAGTGTGTTGATGAAGTTCCTCCAGATGAGAATGCTTCTTACATCGAAAGTCCTATTATAAATCTGCGTGATACATATAGAATGCAGGATTTAGTCATTACCCCTGGAAAAGTCGCCGACGTTGCAGCGATTCAATGGTTATGCAGAGCATATAATACTGAGACACAAGGAGGAAACTTCGCTCGATTATTCCGTTTGAATGGAGTCAATTATCAAGGCGCTGATGTAGGATATGATAAATCATATGATTATCATCCAGAAATTATAGAAACAAGTCCTGCAACGATGCAAAATTGGACGGGAGATGAAGTTAACGCACTAGAAGCGGGCGTAGTGGTGAGATAAGGTGGGCGACGAGAGACGGATTACCCAACTCTTAGCCGAGATCGATCAAGAACAGGATTCCAATAGACGAATCACTCAAGTTCTTGCTGAAGTCGATCAGATACAGGATACTGATCGACGAATTACTCAGGTTCTTGCCGAAGTCGATCAAGATGCTACCGAAGAGCGGCGCATTACTCAGGTTTTGCTCGAAGTAGATTATATCGAAGCAGATGCCCCACCTCCACCGCCTCCGCCTGTTCCGCCACCAGTTGTAGTCGTTCCTTGCATCGTACCACCAGAATTGATGGGACGTTATCAGGTACTCCTCTTCGATCACGATGGCACACAATTGGCACTATTTGACGACGCTGGTGGATTCGAGAGGCTGGAATACATTAAAAGCGTCAATGGCCAAGGACACCATAATTATGGCAACTTCCGTTTGGAGATACTCGGAATCAATCCTGCCGTCGATGATTTCTTGCTAGATCGATTCGTTCAAATAAGGCGTAAATATCCAGATGGTCTGTGGTATACTGACTTCGAGGGCTTCCACAGGCGGCACGAGTTTTTCGTCGATGACGCTGATAAAGAGATATTCCGTGCATTAGGTCCAGACCTAAAATCAATCGTAAAGCGTCGAATCATTAGACCAGATGCAGCTAGTGCCTTCTTCACTAGAACCGATGCTTTCACCGATATAATGAGGGAGTTAGCCCGTTATCAATTAGGTCCTGCAGCTTTGGATGGAGCAAGACAATTTGCTAACTTTGCTGTAGAGGCCGATACCAATCAAGGTGCATCTGTGCTCAGAGCTTTACGCCATATAAATGTCTCAGATGAGTTGGAGATTCTCTCTGAACTCGGCGCAGATTTTGAGGTGGATCGCGTAGGAGCGACTCTTACTTTTCACGTTCATTATCCTAGAATTGGCTTAGATCGCAGAGTGGGCAACTTAGACGGAAATCCGCCGACTATATTCTCTCTCCAGAGAGGAAATATGGTCAACCCTCACATCGTAACAGATAGGATTGCAGAAATTACCATGTCTTACGTCGCTGGAGATGGCATTGGAGTAGCCAGAGAGATCGTAGAGCGTTTCAGTCTTTACGATGCCCAGTTTGATTCGCCGTGGAATCGAATCGAGGCTTTCCTTGAGGGGTCGCAGAATATCAACACGGCTGCGCTAAATGCTATGGGCGATGCCTTCCTTATGGAAAACAAAGAAATGTTCACCTTTGAGTTTCAGGCGATACCAACTGAGGGAACGCTCTATGGAAGAGACTGGAATATAGGTGATTTGGTCACTGGACGATATAGAGAAATTGACTATAATATAAAGATAGTAGAAGCACACATTCTTCTTGGAGATGTTGGTGAAGAAGTAAGGCCGACGTTCTTATATGTACCAGAGGACTTATTGTAATGTCATCCATATTACAGAAGACCATAAGAGGCGTACATCAAAGACTCCGCGCTCTGGAGACTAGAGAATATTCTCCGACCGAGGGTGATCCTGACGCCATCCATGATAACATAGCAGGTGAAATCATTCTCATAGCCGAAAAAGTAGCACCTGCGAATGCTGATGTGCTCGTCATCGAGGATAGTGCAGCAGCCAACATCAAGAAAAGGGTTCAAATAGTCAACCTTCCAGGAGGTGCTGATCCTAATGCCATTCATGTTAATGTAGCTGCTGAAATCGCAGGAATAGCGCCGAAGGCTGTTCCCATTGCTGCTGATTTGATCGTTATAGAGGATAGCGCGGCGGCCAACGCCAAGAAGAGCGTTCAAGTGGGCAACCTCCCAGGAGGTGCTGATCCCAACGCTATCCACGTTAATGTCGCGGCTGAGATCGCAGGAATCGCACCGAAGGCTGTTCCTATTGCTGCTGACTTGATCGTTATTGAAGATAGTGCAGCAGCCAATGTGAAGAAGAGCGTACAAATAGGCAACCTCCCAGGTGGTGCTGCACCTGTTCTAATGACTGGCTCTTATCTAAATGCGGAAACTGAAGCCTACTCTGCTGCTGCCTTTGCTTGGAAAGGCAACTTTGTCAAACCTACAGTTAGTATCTCGATACATGCGTTAGCAGCAAAAGGTGATTGGCCACAGGGCATCACTCTCAAGTTTGGTGTATTTACTGTAGCGGCTGGGGTAGTAGCCGCCGTCGTTTATAAGAGTGCTGGTATAACACTGCCCAATCCTTTGGATGTCAATCCATCTCAGGCTAGAATATGGGAGGTATTCTCACCAAGTTGGGATCTAGCTGGAGGCACACTTTATCTTCTTGCAGTAGGTAGGAGCGATGGTGCAGATAACTATGCTCTTCCAATAAGTAATGCTGCAATTAAGCCCGCTCCCTTCTCAGCACACGAAAATGCTACAGGATCAGGAAGAATAGCCAAGGCCGATCCTTTAGTCGGTGATGCTGTTGATACTGCCGCAGCTACATATCATATACTTGCAACTTGGGAAGTTTCCTAATGTCACCTGTATTGCAAAAGACAACAAGAGAGATAAATCAAAGACTCCGCGCTCTGGAGACTAGAGAATATTCTCCGACCGAGGGCGATCCTGACGCTATTCATGATAACGTCGCAGGAGAAATTGTCGCTATTGCTGAAAAAGTAGCACCTGCGAATGCTGATGTGCTCATCATCGAGGATAGTGCAGCGGCTAACATCAAGAAGCGAATTCAAATAGTTAATCTTCCTGGAGGAGCTGATCCTAATGCCATCCACGTCAACATCGCAGGAGAGATCGCAGGAATCGCACCAAAGGCTGTTCCTATCGCTGCTGATTTGCTTGTTATAGAGGATAGTGCAGCGGCTAACGCGAAGAAGAGTGTACAAATAGGCAACCTTCCAGGAGGTGCTGATCCCAATGCTATTCACGTTAATATTGCAGCCGAAATTGCTGGAATCGCACCAAAGGCTGTTCCTATCGCTGCTGACTTGATTGTTATAGAGGATAGTGCTGCGGCTAACGCAAAGAAGAGCGTACAAATAGGCAACCTCCCAGGTGGTGCTGCACCTGTTCTAATTACTGGTTCTTGGTTAAATGCAGAAACCACGAGTTATTCCGCATCTGCCTATGCTTGGAAAGGCAATTTCGTCAAACCTATGGTAGATATTTCAATACACGCACTAGCCGCAAAAGGAGACTGGCCACAGGGTATCACTCTTAAGTTTGGTGTGTTCACTGTCGCAGGCGGAGTGATTGCCGCTGTCGTCTATAAGAGTGCTGGAATAACACTACCGAATCCTCTGGATGTAAACCCATCTGAGGCTAAGATATGGGAGGCATTCTCGCCAAGTTGGAATCTTGTTGGAGGCACATTATATCTTCTCATAGTTGGTAGGAGTGATGGTGCTGATAATTATGCTCTTCCAGTTGGTTATCCTGCTGTAGCAAATCTTCCTGCCCCATTCGCCGCACATGAAAATGCCGCAGGAACAGGTAGAATAGCTAAAGCTGATCCTCTAGTTGGCGATGCCGTCAATATTCTTGCAAATAGTACAGTACACATACTTGTAACTTGGGAGATAACATGACGATAATATATGCAGATAATTCAGGAAATATCCTCGGCCTATGGCAACCAGAGGGCGATGGCACAATGCCAGATCCCATACCACCAGAGCACGTCGAGGCATTGATATTTGATCCATATCAGAACCTAGACTTATTGATGGAGATAGCGGGAGAACCAGACAGGTTTCGATTATCTGCGGGAGTTCTTACACGCGAGGGTAATTTGGTAATGCTGAATCCACCAAGTATAACATGGCAGGCTCAGATTGAAGCTACTGATTCCAAGGCTCACATCTTGGAAGAGACAAATGCAGCATTAACTGATTATGAAGCAGCATTGATACGCTGGGATACGCTTACGACGGTACAGCAGAAGGCTGTGCTCAGGAGATTGGTGCAAGTACAGGTACAATTATTGAGGTATCATCGAAGAGAATTACTATAAGAGGAGTAACAATATGAAAGACTTTGGATTAAAGATACTAGATTTGTTAGAACGTTCGGTGATATTACAGGCTTTTATCACCATCGGAGTATTATCGGTTGGCGGTTATATTTGGGTAGCGGGACGACCTATGCCATCAGATTTGGAAAAGTTGATATTTATAGTTTTAAGTTTCTGGATGGGCAGCAAGACCCAATTTGCCGTAGATCAAAATCGTACTGATAGATTGAATAATCAAATCGAAGAAGAGTAAAGAGTTTATATTTGGAGACGCTTTTTCAGGTCTTCCAAGAATGCTGGGCCTAATATGGCTTCCTGCATATTAATTTTGCCTACTAAAATTGCCTCTACTAAATCATCCGCAGTATCGGGACAATAGAGGCTTATTATGTGTACCTTTTGAGTCTGACCGCCTCGATGCAGCCGATCTTCAGCCTGTGTTTGCTTTTCAGGATTGAACCACTTATCTACAAAAATGGCGATATTCGCTCCGACCAAGTTTAGTCCCACACCGCCAGATTGGAGAGTAGCGACCAAGACTCTTACATCGCCTGTGTTTAGTCTGGCCTCTTCCTGACTTACTTCTTCTGAAGTCATTCCACCCCAAATTCGTGTATGAGAAACTTCTGCTTTGGTTAATCGTTTACACAGGGCATCCACAGTCTTTCTAAACGCGGTGAATATGACTATTCTACTATCTGTGCCTAGAACGATGTCCATAGCAGCGTCGAGTTTCGCGCTTTCGTCGGGCAAATCAAAGTTCGCAGGAGTGCTCAGGATTTGACGAAGGCGAGTAATCATGGAGATGACGTTCACTGCGTAAAGTTTCTTGGTCTCTGAAAGTTCGATATAAAATCGCTTCGCCATATCGTCATAATATTTTTCTTGCTTAGGCAATAGTTCTAGAGAGATCGTCTGAAATAGTTTCTCTGGCAGGAATGGCATCACCTCCGCCTTCGTTTTTCTAATCATCCTGGGGGCTAATTCGCGCCTGAGCAACTTGGGTCGCTTTACGCCTATGATTTTCCTGGTTCCCCAATAATCTTCTGAATAGGAAACGTAAAATTCAAAGAAACGCCAGTAGCTAGTATAACGCTCAGGGTCGATGAAGTTTAAGAGCGACCAAAGTTCGGAGGGGTCATTTCCGAAGGGTGTTCCTGTAAGGAGGCAGCAATTCTTGAACGCCAGTTGCTTGGTTAGGTAGGCGATTTGGGTTTTTCGATTTCTGACAATTTGTGCTTCGTCGAGAATGAGCCAGTCCCATTCGGTTGAGAAATAAAGAGATCGTTCCCTGAGTGCTTTAATATCAAATTGTTGTGTTCTTCCCCTTTGACCGATTGACTTAGCCTCGGCACGGAGTTGAGCGTAGTTAGCAATGAGCCATCCACCATCATAGGTTGAAAGTGTATCTCTGCGATCTTTCGTTTCAACCACAGTGGCGGGCTGATCTGGAAACGCCGTCCAAGAACTTTTTTCATTTTTCCACCAAGTTTTCAAGGAATTTGGACAAAGCACCAATATTTTGTCATTTTGTGTGCTTTTTTCTTCTACTGCTATAATAATTGTGGCTGTTTTCCCCGTGCCCATGTCCGAGGCCAGTAAAGCCCGTTTTGTTTTAACGATGAAGTCAGCGGAGACACGTTGGAAGGGCCACAATTTAATAGCATTTGGATGAAACAAGGAAACATCGTCTCTTAGAAGGAGTTGTATTTTGGCATTCTCTTCAGTAACAGATTTCCGATACCATTCTCTTGTGCCTTGATCTAAGGGTGTCTTTGTCGTCCAATAGATGGCCTCACAGAGTCTTTCATCTAGGGGGACTACGACTCCTCTATCTGTCCTTTTGACCCCTGTGATTTTTTGGAGCATATTCCATGTTGGTGTAATAGCAGCCCCAGTAATGAATAATTTTGGGGTATATTTGCTCGTTCGTGGCAACAGTTTAATCATTCAATCCTTCTTTAGCTTCACGAACTCGCCGCCAATAGGCTTTCATTGCTATACTCATTTTTCGTTTGGTCTCATCACTATGATGTTTCCCATAGAAGGGATGTCGCTCGCCAGTCATCGCTGCACTCCTTTTCGCACGTGCCTCTTTACTAGGATGTTTGTCAGTATTTGCTACACTAATTTTCGCAAGTGTCATTGCGCTATGATGTTTACCATAGAAGGGATTTCGCTCACCAATCTTTGCTGCACTCATCTTCTCAAGTGTATCTTCGCTAGGATGCTTGCCATAATTAGGGTTTCGCTCGCCAATATTTGCTGCACTCATTTTCGCAAGGGTCTTTTCACTAGGACGCTTGCCAATCTTTGCTGCACTCATTTTCGCAAGTGTTTTCACACTGTGATGTTTTCCATAGTTAGGGTGTCGCTCGCCAGCCGTTGCTTCACTTATTTTCTGTTTAATCACAGCGCTATGATGCTTCCCATACATAGGATTTCGTTTACCAATTAGCTTGCCAGTATTTGCAACACTTATCTTCTGTTTGGTCTCCTCGGTGCATCTAACTCCAAGTTTACTTCCTGCTGTCGGCGCGATATTATATTCAGGCAAGAGTGTATCCAGATAGAATTGCTCACGCTTGATCAGCATTTCAGGATCTTTAACATCTTCTAAAATAATAAATGAAAATGTGGCCTCACCATATTTGTCGAACGCCCTCTGTAAATGGGAATTCCGATGTTGTCCACAGCACAGAGCAGCCAAATGCAGCGACCATCTTCGTTGAAGATTCACAGCACTACCGATGTAACATTTGTCGTTCAGTGTATTTCTAATCTGATATATGCCACTACTCATCATTTAACCACCACTGAGGTATTTCGGTATTGTATCGCTCCAAGTATGTCGCTGTATCGCCTCGTTCAGAATAGTTGAATTCCTCGGCGACTACTTTACTCATATCTTCTATCCTACCATAAAGATCGAGTTCGCACAAGCTCTTGTAATCACACCAAGAGCAATCATTCTGAAAAGACCTAGTAAGATCGACCATCGAGATGCCCTCTGGAGGAAGTGCTTTACAATTAGCTACGAAACTTTTGCTCCGAGCTTGTAGATCAGCATCACTCAATTCTTCGGAGAGCTTACCAAAAGTTGACAAAGGTGCTGTAGGTGTACGATTTATACCATACACAGAATCGAAAAATCTGGCAAAAGTTGGCTTCTTTGTTGTCGTAAGCCTATTGACGCCAAAACCACCTATTGGAGCACCCAATTTTGATAAGCCCCAAGAATAGAGGGAGAGTTGTTCCCTTTCAGGATGAGTGATTCCATATGTCATTCTTCCAGAAGTTTTGTGATCCCATAACCAAAGTTTTTCATTTACCCTGGCTATCAAATCGATCCAAGCGACTAGGATAGTATCGAATGGTAGCTTTACTTGGAAGGGGAACTCCACGGCTAAAACTTTACCAGGAAATTCACTCTTTCCGCTATTAAGATAAGCATCGACTACTCGCTTACTTTCTGCTAAAACTTCTGGCCTCAAATCTCCGACGAACTCAGAGCGCAGGATCTCCCAATCGATCTCTCCAAAGCCATAGAATTGTGCCAGAGCGTTATGGACTAACTTTCCTGTATCCAAAGGATCTGATTGCTTTTTTGGATAGATCGTCTTCAAATATCTTGCGCCCCATTGCCACTGGCAGCGAGAAAAACTACGCAGTTGTGAGTAACTAACGATTTTCATTTCTCCTCCTTAGATAAGCGATTAGATGTCTCAACGCATCCCTAGCGTGTGGCCCTGAGACGCCTTCGATGTAACGTGGCAAGTCTGAGTCTGCGGTATATTTAACTGACGGTGGTTGGGCTACTAATTGAACTTGGCATCTTTGAGTCAAATACTTTAGCACTCCGATGG